GTGTTGAGTCAGCACTTGGCTCTTTTCTTATGTTAAAAATATTTCACGTACTGGTCGAAGTCATTATAGTTCGTTGCACGCTCTTATATATGGGGAACCCGAAATCCGAAATATCAATTTTTTTTTGAATTGAGCATATACATACACCCTTATTCATATGTATAGATTTGGATAAAACCATATTACAATATATAAAAATTATCATTTTTGCACTTTTTGAAAATGTCAAAAAGCTAGTATTTTAGCGTGTTTACAAGCGTTTTAAGAGCTTTTTTTGATTTTTTTCTACTATTATATAGCAACATACAAAACACGCTAAAAAACGCTTATATAAGCTTGGATATTGCTATGACAGAATTTTGATACTTTTTGACAGAATTTTGATATTTACAAAATTTTTTATCCATAATATACTGTACTTAAAGATATATCACGACATTTGATAGGTTGTAGGATACAGATTTCGAGGGAAGAAATTCAAGCTACTATGGTTTATTAAATAAGAGGATATAAAAAGAAAGGAGATAATAATATGATAGTAGAAATTGTAAAAATGGATATGCAGAGTGTTTGGAACAAATGTGTAGAAAAGAGATGGTATACCAGAGGAACTTGTGAGGAATATAACAGAATGTTGGAAAAGACAAAAGAGCCATATGACCTAAGTCTTTTAGTAGATATAGCTCAGGATATTGTAGCACATTCAGATGATGAATGTTGGGAAGGGTATGATGATGAGCCATTTCTGAATGTAATGTTTGAACTTAAGGAAGACTGTTGCACCAGCTTCTTTGAAAGAATGTAAGGATATGAAAGTTGACCTAGCAGACTTACCGGGGAGAAAGGATTTTATTATGAAAACAGTAGTTAAGGATTTTTCAATTAGAGGAAAGCACTTTGTAATTGTAAAACATCAGGATTTATATTGTGCTATTGAGGATAAATATATCACTGATGGAAAAGTTAATAAGTGTTTGAATGGATTGGAAATGCACGCTGGAAAGACACTTGAGGATTGCATAAATTTTACCACAGATTATGCAGAGATAGAATATCTCATAGGGCAAGGACATACCAGAGCAGAAGCAGTAGCTATATATTGGGATATGATGGATAAATTAGTTGAAATATCAGAAATATTTGGAGAGGAGTGATTATTATGACAATACAGGACGTTTTAAGAAAATATATGGATTCAGCAAGTATGATTATCAGAGTATATAAATCTGAGGATTATGGAAATGAGAATGAAGCAGAACCAATCTATCCAGTTGGATATTTATGGGAGCTTCCACAAATGATATGTCTTGGAGAATATCAGAATCTTATGAATACTGAAATTAAAGGATTTAGCACTCATTGTGACGTGGCAATTCACTTTTATATATGATGACAGAATTTTAATATTTTTCACAGAAATTTAGTATATACAACGATATTTATCCAATATATACTGTAAGTATAAAGAAAAGCACAAAACAAGTGCAAAGAAAGGAGATTAAGAATATGAGGACAAACATGAACTACACAAATGAGATACTTGGAGGTTATCTGATGGATAACAATGAGGTAAATGCCGGGTATCTTGCAGATGAGATTAGATGGTATGGAGACGCCAGAGAGCATCTATATAATGAGTGCTTCAATACTAGGAGAAAGACTAGAAATGTAGCAATCAACTGGATGATGGATTTTATCAATGATAAGCTTAAGGATTGGGGTTATCGTGGATATTATGCAACTAACCAGCAAGTTATGAAGTTCGATAGAGAACACGGAAATAGCCTAGAGAAGATGCTTGACATTCTGGAAGAGCATATTAAGGAAGAAAGAGAGGAGGCATAATATGTATTTGGATGAAAAAGAAGCTTGGTATAAGCGATTGATGGATGAAAGAGTAGAGCGTGATGGAATACTCACGCTCGAATATGAAATAAGTAATGGAAATAGATGTAATATCTATAACACAAATGGTCAGGCAATTCTTATGGGACTTACATTAGAGCAGGCATATTATGTAGTACACGGAATTGAAAACTTTTGGGATAGAATAGAAAGGAGATAATATTATGACAAAAGAGGAAAAGCAGTATTATCTGGAAAAAGAATATGTTGGTTACTATTCGGGGTATTCTGGAATAGAGATTAAAGATATTCAGTATGGAATAGAAGATTATATCATCTTTGTAGCTGGAGCTTGGTGCAGTAATAAGTCAGTACATAGGAGTAAAATCTATTATGGAAATAGATTTTACTTTAGGTACAATGGAAATCGTATATATCTGGACGAATGTCTCAGAGCTGGCATATAAGGGGGTGGAGTGTTGATTACTAAAGATGAATTTATGGAATATTTAAACTTAATCGGAAAAGATATACAAGCTCTTGAAGTATACACCAGGAAATCAAAAAGTTTGGAATATAAAATGCACGTGCCGGAAGAGGTACGATATAGATATATTGAGTTAACATATGTTCAATTTTTAGGAAATAAGATTTTGAAAATGCTGAAGAAAGGTGTACCCACTAATAAGATTGTGGAAAGTTTAAAAGTACAAAACTGGAAAGAATACAGTTTATCAAGTAAGGCATATTATGGAGAGAATCTTTATAAGATACTATTTGAACGGAAGACTACTTCACAGGTTAACTTGTTAACAATTCAAGCATATTATCTAGGAAAAGCTAGTATGGAGATTATAGAATATTTGGAGGGTTAAAATATGTTAGGAATAATGTTTGTAACACTGGTTAGTTATATAGTATATAAGGAAAATATAATATCAAGAATTTTGGATAAATGTATAATAGAGGAGTATTAGAACTATGAGTATAAATGGAAAGAATTTAGATAGAGCAGTAAACGAGCAGATGATTGTGGAAAGAATATATAATGAAGCAGAAACTAAGGAAGAAATGTTATTAGCCATAAATGCAGAACTACTGGCACTAGGAACTTTATATTCTAAGGATTATTTTGATATAACTATGTTTAATATCACAAAAGATTTTCCTAATGCAGATTATGTAGCAGTAGGACAAGTTGCAGAAACAGAAGAGGACTTTGATGATGACTATTATGGATATATAATACCTTATTCATATATGAAAAATGGAGAATATATAGTAGAATACAAGATTATTTGGAAAAATTCAATATAGCAGAATTTTGATATAAAAGACAGAATGTTATTATTGCGTTCTGTCTTTTTCCACTCTATAATATAATTATAAAAATAATAGATAACGATATTATAGAAAGGATAAAATGTTATGGAAAATAAGTACACATCAGAGGATAATTCAACAAGGTATACTCAGCTATCCAGATTAGCAATCGCAAAGATTACATCTGGGAAGAGGGTTAATAAAGAGGGATTTACTGTAAGGCAATTACACAACATCCAGAAATTTGCAAACAGATTACCTCAGAATAAAGATAAGGATTTTGTTATAGCTTATAATTAAGCAGAAAGGAGAATTAAGATTATGAAAACTTGGGTAGTTTATGATTTAGATGTTTGGGGAAATGAGGAAGATGGTTATGAGGTTAATGATTGGTGGGCAGTTGGAGAGCTGAGTTTCACAGATATGGAAATACAAGATGATAAAGTCATTTTGGAAAAAATGAAAAAATCTGGATATTTAGCGACATCTGATATGAGGAAATTAGAGGTAGTAGCAGATTATGGATTCATTGAGATAGTGGAAAGAAAGACTGGTAAATATTTATATAATTTAGAGCTTAAAAAGGAGGGCAAGTAATATGATGTTTGTTAGAGATTTACCCAAGAAGGAGAAGTTGGAAATCTATAAAAAAGTTAAAGGTTATTGTATTTTTGAAGGATACTTTTATGGAGCGTTTATGTCAATTTTAAAAAATGTTTTGGATGAGCAAGTTAAAACGGTTGTTGCTATATTAGATTATGATATGGCAGTAAATTATATGGAAGTATATAAAGATTATAGCTATGGGAGGTATTAAGATATGACTTTAGAGGAATATTATGAATTATGTAATATGGATGAAGTAAATAGACAGAGAAATCCAGTATGTGCAAATTGTCAGTATTATTATGAGGAATATGGAACAGATTGTTGTAAGAAATGGGATATGCCCAAAGAAGATGTAGACCACGAAAGATGTTCAGAATGGAGGTAGAGTAGTATGGAAAATTATAAATATAATATTTGTGTAAAGGAAAAGGAATCTTATATAGTAATTGCAGAAACAGATATGGACGCATTTATAAAAGCTATTGATTTATTTAAGGATGATGATATGTATTATGATATGGAAGAGACTGAAAATGTAACAACGAATAATTGTAAAATTATTTGGAAAGAGGAGGTAGAATAATATGGGAAAGATGTATAAAGAAACAACTACTGGAAGAATTATGACATATTCACAGATGGTAGAATACTGTAAAGAAAATTATGACTATGGAGACGAAACTAATTATATAACATATATGGAATATTGGTATAAAGAATATGATTTTGAGGAGGTGTTAGTATGAAAACAATAAGAATGTGTGATTTGGATATTACAGAAGTTGAAACAGTAGAGGAAGCAGTAAAAGAGTGGTGCGAGGATTCTGAGTTTGAGTTAATAAGTTTTGAGGAATATGCAGAACAATATGAGGAAAATGGTTTTAGATTTGCTCAGGTTAATATATATGTAAAGTAAGAGTAACTACAATGTGGCAATCTATTTCTGTATTTAGTAAATCTGCACAAAAAGTCGGATAAATTAAAAAATCTGGCTTTTTGTGCATTTTGCACAATGACAGAATTTTAATATAAATCGCAGAAATTTAGTATATACAAGCATAAATGTCCAATGTATAATGTAATTAGAAAATAAATAATAGATAACGATATAAGTTATCACAGAAAGGAGAATTATTATGAAATATGCAGTATATGAAAATGGAGTATGTACAATGGTATTTGAAACATATGATGAAGCTTATGATTATTTGGAGAATGTATTAGATGGTTGTTGGTGGAAATGTGGTGGCGAAATAAAAGAAGTAGAGGAGGATTAAAATTATGGGATATTATTATATTGTAACAGATAAGTGGGAAGTTTATGAAGCAGGATTAGTTGAGACTGAGGACAGCTATCGAGTAAAAGTTGCTGAGAAGGAAATAGAGGTAGGAGATTTGATTACTACAATTCGTATTCCTGAAGAGCTAGAAGGAAAAGAGTTTGATGAGTATGTTATGGAACGTCTTATTGATAATACATATATGCTTGTGGATGAAGCTCGTGGAAATATCTATGTAGAGGGAGAAGATGGAGTAGTTATTGTTAGGGAAATAGAGACCGACAATCCAATATATGTTCTATTCCAGCAGAGAATATTTAAGCAGAAATCAACCAGACAGAATGAAATAAACTCCAAGGTATATAAAGCTTTGGGGGATATAGCATTTGAAACTAAATGCACCAAAGATGAAATAGATAAAGCTATTGCCAGATTTTATGAAAAATTTTATGAGGAGGTATAAAGATATGGCATATGTAAGAAAAACAAAGGATGTATATGAGCTAATAACAAACTACGGATATGGAGAAGATGTAGAATGTACCTATGATAGTATCAAAGAAGCAAGGGAAGATTTAAGAGTTTATCTGGAAGAGCGTAGATTAGGTTATCTTCCAGAGTTACGCTCAATAAGAATTAAAACCAGAAGAGTAAGAAAGGAGAATTAAGATTATGGAATTATCAGTAAAGAAAATAAATAGAGCATTGGAATATTTTATAGATGGAGAAAATTATAAATATAATCCTACACAATTTATGTTTGATTATAACTCAGATGAGGATTATGCATATATGGCAATTAAAGCTGTTTATATAATCAGAGTACCTAAATCAGATTTACCAGAAGTATTAAAACATACAACACTATATCCTGCAATTAACAGAGAAGCTCCATTAGAGCGTTTAATAAATACAACTGTACAGGATAAGAAACATAGACCTGTATTTATAAAGGAAATCTCTGAAATATCAGAAACAAATAAAAAGCGTGTGGTAAAATTTACAGATGGCGGAGATACAGAGATATGGATAGATGTAAAGTTCTTTGAGCAATTCTATAATAAACCAATAACAAAGTATGAAGATAATAATATAACATTTACAGCAACACCAGATACAAAGAGTCCAGTAGTTATGTGGAATGAGAATGATGAAGCAATAGCTATGTTCTTACCTATAAATCACGGATAAAAAAAAATAAACTCGGCGGGATAATAAAGATAAGCAATAAGTAGGATAGATTAGTATATATAAAGCTACTCTATCCTATTATTTTACAATTCACTATTAAGTAAATAGGTATATAATAGTAATAGTAAAAAACCCCATTAGAAATTTAAACAAACCGGGACAGGACATTTCCAACTCACAACACAAGCGAAACAGGAATGTTCCACGTGAAACATCAGGTAATATAGCAAAGCAAATATGGAGCGGGATACAAGCATAATGTTCCACGTGAAACATTGGTATGTATATATAATAGTAGAAACTTGGGAGCGGGCCTCTTGGATATAGAAATAAATTGTGCCCATTGGACGAAGTCATTAAAGTTCGTTGCACAAAAAAAAGAGCCCTGGGAGCGGGCCCCTACCCTCTGCTCTTTGCTCATTTCCACACATATGCATACATACATATGTAGTCATACACAACTTACTTTGGTAAGTCTGGGTAACGTTGGATAAATCTATATACCCAAATAAGATGTCCTTAAACATAGTATCCCTCCTTTACGCAAGTTAAACATATATTACTACTATTAGAATAACTTGGAGTTTACATAATTACTATAATAAAATTCTGCTATTTATATCAATTATATGTCATTGGAAAGCATAACAGAAATTTAATATAAATGTCTGAAATTTAATACTTTTTTCTATTGACATTCCAAGCATATCGTTATATAATGTTATCATAATAAAAGATAAATAAACAGTCACAAGTACAAGACTTTAAAACTAGAAAGGAATAAGACAATGAATAATTCAGTATTTACAAAGGAAATGTTAGCAAGATGTGAGGCAAACAAAGTAACACTGACAAGGGAGCAGAAAATCAAAATACATCATGATATAGTATATGATGTAATCGCACAGTATGAGAATATCACTTATAAAGATGAGTATCAGCTTAACCCCGCAACTAAAAAGCATAAATTCACAATTCAGCTAGAGGATACAAACAAGAATATTTGCGAAGTGTTCTATACAACAAAGGATAAATATCACGTTTGTACTAGAATGAATCTTGGCAAGTATAACGAAAATGCAAAATATCACGAGCGCTGGGATATGTTCTGGGATTTATATGTAGACACTAGTGATAGACTCTCGAAGGTTCTGGATTTCATTTTTGCAGAATACGACAAAGCACAGGAAGAAGCATAGGTTTACATAATCAGCCCCCACACGGCAAAATCGTGTGGGGGGATTTTTTTGCGCCGGAGGCCCCTCTGAACAAAAAAATACTGAGTACCCCTCTATCGTAATGCCCCAAAATTTCTAATAATATTGATGTCTTGTATTGTCGGATTTTTATATGAATGTTTCACGTGGAACGTGTTCAACGAGTTTTGAATGTTTCACGTGGAACATTTTTTGATTGCTAGAGTTTACATAACGTGTTATATTATGTTTATGGGAGAGTAAGAAGATGATAAATATTAGGATGCAAGATTTGATAATACCCGCCTATGACGAGGTATTTAAAGATATTATAGAGCATAAGCATACTCATTATTGCTTAAAGGGTGGAAGAGGTTCTACTAAGAGTTCTTTTGTAGGCGGTATTGCTATTCCGCTTTTGATTATGCAGAACAGTAATGTTAATGCAGTGTGCTTTCGTAAAGTAGGCAATACTGTGCAGAATAGTATATATTCTCAGATAACTTGGGGAATATATCAGATGGGCTTAGAAAGTCTCTTTCATATCCCTAAGACTTATAGTAACCCTATTATATACAAACCTACGGGGCAAAAGATTTTCTTTATGGGAATGGATGACCCTAATAAAGTAAAGAGTATTAAGGTAGAGCGTGGGTATATAGGCATTACTTGGTGGGAAGAGTTAGACCAGTTTGCTGGAGAGTCTGAGTTGCGTAAAGTATTGCAGTCTACTATGAGAGGTGGAGAGTTATTTTGGGATTTTCGTACTTTTAACCCTCCTATTTCTATTGATAATTGGGCTAATGAATATGCAGAAGAGGCTTTTCTGAGAGAAGATACTCTTGTAGTGTCAAATACTTATTTAGATGTTCCTGAGAGCTGGCTTGGTAGACCATTTATTGAAGAGGCTGAGTATTTAAAGAAACTTAATCCTAGAGCTTATCAACACGAGTATATGGGAGAAGCTATTGGAACTGGCGGCGGTGTCTTTCCTAATGCTTGCGATTTGGATATGCGACAGCAAGTACCAATATATGACTTTGATGGCAATATACTTGAATATACAGAAATGTGGAAGACTTTTGATAAGATACATAACGGCATAGATTGGGGTTTTGCTATGGACCCATTTCGTTTTGTGCGTATGCATTATGATGCTAAGAAGCTGGATTTATATATCTTCAAAGAGTTTTCAACAGTAGCTACACGAAATCAGATTGTGTTTGATATTCTGTATAAAGAGAAAAAGCTAATAGGTATGGATGAGTTAGTAACAGCAGATTCAGCAGAGCCTAAATCTATTGCAGACTTTAAAGCTTATGGAGCATATATACGAGGCGCAATTAAAGGACCTGATTCTGTACGTTATGGAATTAAGTGGCTACAAGGTCTTAATCATATCTATATAGACAGACGTGAATGTCCTAAGACTTATAAAGAATTTACTCATTATGAGTATTTACAAGATAAAGATGGAAACTTTATTAGTGATTATCCAGACGAGGACAACCACAGCATAGATGCTACACGTTATGCTATGGAGAAATTTTACAGTAGACGAGGTAATTAGTATATGGCAAAATCAGCGATTGGAATTAAAGCTAGACGTAACAGAGCTTATAAGCAAGAAGACACTTCTTATACTTACAGTTATGGCGGTGGAGCTGGTGGTGATAGACGAGGAGACCGTTATGACACTGGCGATAATACGCTTAAAAAGACTAAGGGTATTGATGAAGGCACTTTACAAGGTACTAAGAAAGAGAATCGTGGAAGAAAGAAAGCCGATGCTCCTAGAGGTAAGAAGAAGCAGAAAACTAAGTATGAACGTACTAAGCGTACTACAAAGAAAGGAAGAGACTAATGCCACAGTTATTAAATACATCTGTGCGTGAGTATGTAGGAGTTGGAGAATATGACATACCGGCAATTCAACCAGTATTTGAGTTACCTAACATAGATAACTGGCTTGAGTTTGAAAAGGCAAAGAAGTTAAGAAACAAACCTTCTAAAACTGGCGTACATTTTTTTGAGTATGATTTTAAGTTTGAGTGTGTGTGGAATTTTCCGGATAGATATGCTGATGTATTGTCGGCTTATGATGCTATAATCACTCCAGATTTTTCATACTATATTGATTTTCCTAAAGCTCTCAGAGTCTTTAACAAGTATCGTATGCATTGGATTTCAGCATATTGGCAAGAATGTGGGCTTACAGTAATACCACTAATACGATATGGGTTAGAAGAAGATTGGGATTGGTGCTTTGATGGTTATCCTAAACATAGCATTGTAGCTATATCAACAGTAGGCGGTGGTAAATCTGCTGAGAGAATAGATGCAGGTATGCGTGGATATGAAGAAATGCTGAATAGACTAGAGCCTAAGGAAGTAATCATTTACACAAACAGCTTTGATTATTATCCAGGAAATGTACGATATATAAAGTACAATATAGATAAGCACATACAAGAGGAGGAAGATGATGATTAGTTTTTCTCAAATTATTGAAAAGTTAAAGGAGGTTTTTGCTAAGATGGTAGGAACTAAATCTGTTGAAGATGTATTACACGTTGCACCACTTTTATCTAGTGAAATGCAAAATGCAATTCAAGAATGGGAAGATATTTATAAAGGTAAAGCTTGGTGGCTTAAAGAACCTACTTATGAGGACCCATCGAGAGTTGCTTCTTTAGGACTTGCTCAGATGATTTCAAGTGAGAAAGCAAGGACAGCACTTCTTGAGTTTGAATCAGAAATAACAACACCTATGAAAGAAGAGGATACACCTAGAGAGCAAGCTGGCACAAACATCGCAGAACGCTTTAAACAAGAAAATACAGAGCAGACAGAGAATATATCAAGTGAGAGTGCAGAAAGCAAAGAAAACGCTTCTAGCAACGTCACAGAGCGTTTTAATCAATTCAGTAAGTACAACACATCACAGTTTCACCCACAAGCTACTGTTAAAAAGCTTGTTCCAAAAGGACCAACTGAAAGAGCAGAGTATCTTAATAAGACATATAAGAATAAGTTATTAACTAAGTTAAGAACTCAGATAGAATATGGTATTGCTATGGGCGGTCTTATAATTAAGCCATATGTAATACAGTATAAAGAACCAGCAGATACAAGTGAATTAAAAGTTGATACAAACTTGGATAAAGCGGAGATAGAGTTTGATTTTGTATATGCGAATGGTTTTTATCCATTAGCATTTAACGGAAGCGGTGATATAATTGAAGCCGCTTTTATCCAAAGACGTTATGATAAAGATGTTACTTATAGTAGAGTTGAACATCATAAATATATGGCTTCACAGCACAGAGTAATAGTTACTAATCTAGCTTTTAAATCAACAGCTAGAGGAGGAGAGAATGATTTAGGTCAAGAGATTTCTTTAACAGCTATTCCAGAGTGGGCTGATATAGAACCTACTACTACAATAGATGGAGTTGATAGACTTCTCTTTGCTTACTTCAAGATGCCAGAAGCTAATACTATTGATATTTATAGCCCACTTGGAGTTAGTGGTTTTGATAAAGCTAAATCACTTATTAAGGATGCAGATATTCAATATAGTAGACTTCTTTGGGAATATGAGGGCGGTGAACTTGCCATTGATATAGATAGGGACGCTCTTAGAGATTATTACACAACAGACAGTCAAGGTAATAGAGTAACTAAATCAACTATGGGTAAATTACAACAGAGACTTTATAGACCAGTTGATTTGAGCGCAGAGGGAGATACATATAATCAGTATGCACCAGCTTTACGTGATGCAAGTTACATAAGTGGACTTAATACAATACTTATGCACATAGAAGATGTAACTGGATTGTCACGTGGTACATTATCACAAGTAGATGTAGCAGAGGCAAGAACAGCCACAGAGCTTAGAATATTAAAGCAGAGAAGCTATCAGACAAATGCAGAGATACAGAAAGCTATCCAGAAATGTCTTGATGATACTATCTATGTTATGAATGTATTATGTAGCTTATATGATATAACTCCAGAGGGTGAGTATGAAGTATCATATGAGTGGGATGATAGTATTCTTGTTGATAAGAATGAAGAACTTGGTAGAAATATCACTCTTATGGATAAGGGCATTATGAGTAAGAAAGAACTTAGAATGTGGTATAAGGGTGAAACTGAGAAGCAGGCTAGAGAAGCTTTACTGGAAGTGCAAGAAGAGAATAGACTTGCAGTTGAAGATAATATAATGACTCAGATGGATTTTAATCAGCAAGGTTTAGATAGCACTTTACAGCAGAGTCCTGATAACTTTAGAGGAAATGAATAATGTTAAATGATTCTCAGATTGAAAACTTAATAAAGCCATTCACAGATAGGCAACAATTATTAGAGAGTTTTGTGTTGAATACAATAGCTGAGAGAGTTGGAGAAATTGGTACACTATCTAAAACAGATGTGTACCGACTTCAACAGCTTTATAAAACTGGAAGTAATGCTAGACTGATAACACAAGAAATAGCTAGAGTATTGAATATTCAAGAGAAGTCAGCAAAGCAGATGATTAAAGAGGTGGCTATAACTACTTATAAGGATGCTAAACCTTTTTATGATTATAGACATAAAACACAGATTCCATTTGAGAAGAATACAAAATTACAAAGAAGTGTAAATGCAATAGGTAAACAGACAGCAGATACATTTAAAAATTTATCTAACTCTAAAGCAATAGGGTTTTATATCAGAAACCCAAAAGCTACACAAACACTAAAATTTCAAACAGTTACAGAGACTTATCAAAGTGTTATAGACGAGGCAGTACAAGCAGTACAAACTGGAGTGTTAGACTTTGATACAGCTATGAGAAGAACACTAAAACAGCTTAATGATAGTGGGTTAAGACATGCTTATTGGGAAAGTGGTTATTCACGTAGATTAGATAGCACAGTTCGTATGAATATATTAGGTGGAATAAGGCAGATAAATCAGCAAGTGCAGTTACAGATTGCAGATGAAATAAAAGCAGATGGAATAGAATTATCAGCACATAGCTTTTCAGCTCCAGACCACGAGCCTATTCAAGGACATATCTTCACTATGAAAGAATTTGATAAAATGCAGAATGAAATGGATTTTGAAGATGTGTTGCATAATAAGTTTTCTGCTATGCACAGACCAATAGGTGAATGGAACTGTAAGCATTTTACAACAGCTATCATTATAGCTAAACATAAACCAGTTTGGACTATATCAGATTTAGAAGAATTAAAGCAAGAAAATAAAGCTGGCTATACATTAGAGAATGGTAAGCATTTAACTATGTATGAATGTACTCAAGTACAGCGTAACTATGAAACTGGAATACGCTATGCTAAAGAGGGTTATATGATGGCTAAATCAGCTAAGAATGAAGAGTTGATGGAATACTATAAAACACGTATCAATAAACTAAACAGAGAGTATAATCAGTTTAGTAAGGATTGTGGTTTAAATAAGCAGAAAAATAGAGCTTCTGTTAGTGGATTTTCTTATTAAATATTGTAAAAAATGGTTTACATAATTATTATTATGTTATATAATGTATATGTAAAAGGAGTTGTTTTTTAACATTTTCTTTTTATTCTCCAATGACTGCTTGGTTGGGAAGTTCCCGATTGAGCAGTTAGAGAGTTATTTGTCGAGCATAAAGACGTTAAAACAAATGCCATTCAGTCCACACTGTAATGGACGTTTAAATAAAACAGATATAAAGAATGAAGGAGGATTGTACTATGACAATCAAAGAACTATTTGACAAAGGCGAGAATGTAACTCTTGATTATGCAACTTTTGAGAAGCTAATGAAAGAGAACAACGCCAAATTTGTAGACTTATCTGAGGGTGCTTATGTTAGTAAGGATAAGTTTGAAAATGAAGTAGCTAGTAAAGACGGACAAATCACACAGCTTAATGATACTATCAAAGCTAGAGATAAGGATTTGAAAGACTTGAAAACACAGCTTAAAGAAGCGGGTACTGATTCTGAAAAACTTACAGAGCTGGAAACACAACTGAGTAGTCTACAAACACAATATAAGCAAGATACAGATAATTATAAAACACAGTTATCTAAGCAAGCTTATGAATTTGCAGTTAAGGATTTTGCTAATAGCAAGAAGTTTTCAAGTAATGCGGCAAAGCGTGATTTTATTAGTTCAATGATTGCCAAAGAGTTGAAGATGGAAGGCGATAAGATTTTAGGCGCAGATGATTTTGTGAATGCTTATTCAACAGATAATGCAGATGCCTTTGTAGTTGAAAAGTCACAAGAGGAAGCAGAGTCAGCAAAGCCAAAGCCAACTTTCGGACAACCTACAACTCCGCAGATAGATGCACAAAAAGAGACAGGTAACAATTTTGGATTTAACTTCGTAGGAGTTAGACCAAGACCAAAAGAATAAAATTAAAAGGAGATTAAAATTATGCCAAATTATGTAGCACCAGCTAATAACGGAAGTACAGGTACATTTGATGGTTCAAACGCTATTGGAGACCTTAACTATGCAGACCAGTATCAGAGAACATTGGAGCAGAATTTCCCATATGTACTTAACTACGGAGCACTTTATGCTTCACCTAATAACGGAAAGTACAGATGGCTTGATAGCAAGACTATTGAGATTCCATCTATCAGTACAACAGGACGTGTAGACGCAGATAGAGATACTATTGCATTTGCACAGAGAAATTATCAGAACGCTTGGGTTCCAAAGACACTTACTAATGAGCGTAAGTGGAGTACACTCGTTCATCCTAGAGATATTGATGAAACTAATATGGTAGCTACCATTGGTAACATCACTCAGGTATTCAATGAGGAGCATAAGTTCCCAGAGATGGACGCTTATCTGATTTCTACAACTTATGACCTTTGGACAAAGGCTAAGAATCCAGATACTGGTGAGCTTCATGTAGCAGATACTACAACACTTACCACAGCAAACATTCTTTCAGTATTTGATAGTCTTATGCTCAAGATGGATAATGGTAGAGTACCAGGAAACGGACGTATTCTGTATGTGCCATTTGAGGTTCTGAATATACTCAAAGAGGCTGAAAAGATTTCTCGTTCTATGGATATTACATCAGGTCCTAACGCTATTGATAGAAGAGTTAATAGACTTGACCAAGTTGAAGTAATTGGTGTTCCTTCAACACTTATGAAAACACTCTATGATTTCACAGAAGATTATACGATTGATGATGATGCACAGCAAATCAATATGTTCCTTATTCATCCAATGGCAATCATCACACCAGTATCTTATACATTCAGTAGACTTGATGCACCATCAGCTATGTCTGAGGGCAAGTATGTTTACTACGAAGAGTCATTTGAGGATGTATTCATTCTTGATAACAAGTCAAATGCTATTCAGTTTAATGTATCATCTAACGGTGGTGGAACACAGTCATAAGGAGTAGATTATGGAACGAATCAAAGTCAGAAGAGGCGGTAAGATTGTTCGTGTAATTGAAAATGAACTTGCAAAGTATCTTTCAAAAGGATACGTTATAGTTGAAGATAAAAAGGCAGATGAGGTGCAGAATACTGTGCCTCAGAAGCCTATTGATAAACCAGCTATAAAAGAAGATACTACTAATAATGAGCCAAAGAAGTACACGAGAAATCGTAAGAATAAGCAGTAATTGAAAGGTGGTGGAATCAATGTACCTTACTTATGAAGATTATGTAAATATGGGTGGGACGTTAGATGAAACCGCCTTTAACAATTTTGAATACGAGGCAGAAACTATTGTAAATTGGTATACATTTAATAGACTTAAAGAAGAGACAGAGTATCCGGAAGAGTTGGCACGTTGTATGTATAGACTAATATATCTTGCAAAGCTAGAAGCCGATGCACTTTTATTAGGAAAACAAACTACTACAACTACTGATGGAGAAGGAAATGTAAGCACAGTAGAAACAAGTGCATATATTAAGTCTCAGTCAAATGATGGAGTATCTATTAGTTATAATAATGTTGATGCCTCAGATTTATATAAACGTTTATCATCAACTGGTAATGATAATCCTTTAGCACAAACTGTATTCAGATATTTACAAGGTGTTAGAAATAGTTTAGGTAAGAGATTAACTTATAGAGGTTTGTATCCAGATGAATGAATTATATCCAGAGTGGTGGGACACCACAGTAACAATCTTTAATAAGTTTAAAGACCCACAGACAAAAGTAGTCAGATGGTATAAAACAGTTGTTACTGGTGCTTTTTGGAAATATGTTGGCGATAAGATAACAATAGGGCAGACTGTATTAGAAACTAATAATATAATTTGTCGTATAAGAAAAGACAGCAGATTTCTTGAGAAGTATCAATGGGAGCAAAAGCCAAATGACCAGATGTCAGACTATTTCACACTTGGTAAAGGTGATATAATAGTTAAAGGCGAAGTTGATGATGAGATAAACGAATATCAAAGTGGACATCGTTCCACTGATTTAGTAGCAAAATATAAAGAGCTACAAGGTTGTATGAGTATTGAGGAAATAGCAATTAACGTAGGAGCAGGTAGATGTAATGAGCATTATTTAGTGAAAGGTATTTAGATATGGCTTGGATGAGAATACAATATGATGAAGCGTATCTTGATAATATATCTAATTGGTTATTATCTGTGCTAAATAGTGATAGGTCCAAAAGAGGTGTAAATGAAATAATAAAAGATATGTGCGAACCTTATGTGCCAATTCGAGAAGGTAATTTGAGAATGAATGTTGCAGTAGGTCCTAAAGAGATACAATATCGTTCAGATTATGCACGTTATCAATATTATGGATTTGTTATGGGTCCTAACTTCTTTAAAGGTTATGATGCTCAAGGTAATAAGATATTCAGAACACCAGCAGGCACTACTAAATATCTTACATCCAAACCTTTAACTTATCATAGAGAAGGTGGAGCTTTCTGGTTTGAAACTATGATTGCTCAAAAAGGTGCAGAAATGGATAGACGTATTACAGAATATCTTGAAGCTGAATGTCAAAGGAGAGGATTATGATAGACAAGAATCAAGCAGTAATAGATTATCTATTACAGTGTACAGATATATATGATAGTCCTTTGTACTTTAATCTAGTTAATGCTAGTGATAATTCAATACAAATACTTACCACAGCAGAAGATAAAGCTATGTCAAAACCTTTTATTGATGGAAGTGTACAAAAGAGATATACATTTAATCTTATTACATTTAAGTCAATATCGGATATGGAGATAGTTAAATCAGATGAATACCCAAATGAGAATGTAGACGAATTACAAGATGTTCAAAAACTTCTTGATTGGGTAATTACACAACAAGATTTACATAATTATCCAGATTTTGGAGAAGATTGTATAGTTGATAATATTGACACTACAACAGATGTTCCAAGATTTGATGGTATAAATACAGAGATAACACCACCACTTGCTATGTATAGCATCTCGATTGTTATTGAGTATTTAGATATAAGCAAAATAATCTATAATAAGTAAAGGAGATAAAATTATGGCAGTTACGCAGTTTAATTTACCAGACAGACAGAGAGCAGAGCGTAAGCTTCTCATCACTGTTGCTGAGTGGACAGAGGGTACCAGTCCAGTTAGAGAGATACTTGGTACTCGTACTGAGGATTCATCTATCGAGTACAATGCTGATATAGAGACAACCACAGATATTCGTGGTATCAACTATACAGATGTAAACAGAACACAGCCACAGCAGACATTTGACCCATATCTTATTCTTGGTGGTTCAAAGCTAGGAGCAAAGCTCAATGATATTAGACGTAGAAACGCAGTATCAGAACTTAACCAGTTTACAGTATATGTAATCACAGCATTTGCTGGAACAGCAGGAGCTTATGAGGCAGAGTGCCATCAGAATTGCACAATCACATATACAGCAATCGGTGGAGACAGTAATGTTAATATGCCTATTGACGTTTATCTGTCAAATGACTATAACGGAACTGGTGCTCCAGGAAATGGTACTGTTGATAAGCTGAGTGATGATTTTGTATATACACCAGCAACACAGGGCTAAATAATTTTATTGGAGGATAAAAGAAATGGCAAAAACAACTACTAACAATATTCAGATGAATATTAGCGACAAGGTTAGATATACTATCAACGGAAACGCTGATAAGTATATTGAATTAAATCCAGGTGATGTAGGTATTGTAGCTCGTTTGGGTGATGCAATACCTATCATCAATGGATTAGTTGCAAAGTATGAAGCTTTATCTGTGGAAGAGATTTCAGAGGACGAACCAATAGATGTAACAATGCAGACATTCAGCACTAACTTTAAGCAGATGGATTCAGAGCTTAGAAGTATAGTAAACAATCTATTTGATTATGATGTATGCGCTGTGTGTGCTGGCGGTGGTTCGATGTTTGACCCTCTTGATGGAGAGTATAGATTCTCAGTAATTATCAGCACATTATTAACTATGTATGAAGATACCATTTCAAAAGAAATGGAAAAGCTAGTAAATAATATGAAGAAGCATACTGATAAGTATACTGCTCAAGACCACAAAAGAAAAAGGAAATAAATAAATGTTTGATTTACCAACTACTGTTACAATTAAAGACAGAGAGTTTGGTATACGTGATGATGGAGATTACAGAATGGTATTAGATGTATTCTCAGCATTACAAGATATAGATATACCAAAGAAGGAAAGAATGATAACCGCCATAGTAATATTCTATGACGGTTTTTCATTAGATAACGTATTTGAAAAAGCTGAATCATCTGAAATAATGGAAGAGTTAGCTACTAAGATGTTTGATTTCATATCTTGTGGTCAAACTAATATGGGTAATAAAGCTAATCATAAATTGATAGATTGGGAACAAGATGAACAGCTAATAGCAAGTGCCATAAACAATGTGGCTAATATGGAGATTAGAACAGTTGATTATATGCATTGGTGGACATTTATGGGTCACTATATATCAGTTGGTGAATCTGTATTATCTACTGTTGTACAGATACGAAGTAAACTTGTAGAAGGAAAGAAGTTAGAGAAACACGAACAAGAATTTAGAAAGAAAAATCCGGAATACTTTATCTGGAATAGACAGACTGTTGAAGATAGAGAAGCGGATGCACTTATTAAAGAAATATGGAATCGAGGAAAGGAGGGCTAATAAATGGCTGATTCAAAAAATATAACACTGAAAGTTGATATGGATACCAATGATGTCAAGAGCGCACTAGGCACACTTGAAAAAAGTATTGATAAAGCATTTAAGTCCTCAGATACCAAAGTTCAGTCTATGGGTAATTCACTCAATAAAGTCACACAATCTATTGAGAAAACTATTGGACGAATGAATGAATTAAGAAATACCCACATAGAGACTGACGAGTTTAAATCACTCACAAGAGATGTAGCAAATCTTGAACAGCAGTATATAAAGGCTAAAAAGCAATTAGACAACTTTAAGAATACTAAAGTGCCTACTAATGATTATAATGTATTACAAGAGCGTATGTCATTTCTTAATTCAGAAATTAAGAATACTGAAAAGGCTCTAAAGGGGTTTGAACAGACAGAAGTATTCAATGCAGTAAGTAAGGAAGTAAGTAAGCTTGAGCGTGACTTAGGAAATGCAGAAGCACAGCTACACAAGTTTCAATCAGCGGGTACTAATAGTGGAGTTGAGTATAATAGGGCAGCTAATGAAGTAAACAAATTAAGCTTCCAATTACAAGATGCACGAGCAAGACAGCAAGAGCTTATAAATTCTGGAAGACAATTTAAAAATCAATCATCTTATAATGACCATATAACAATGCTCAATATCTATAAGCAGTCATTAGAGCAAGCAGAGGTTGAGTTAAAAGACCTTATAGCTACGGGACAAGCTTACAGAAATTCAGATGAGTATAACGCAAAGATACAAGAAGTACAAACCTTAAAAGAGCAATACAATGCTTTAAGTTCAGCTTTACAGCAGATGAAAGCAAATGGAACAGCTACTATAACAGTAGCAGAGGCGAATCCAGAACAGATGGATGCGTTACAAGATAAACTTACAAATTCTTATAATAGAGCAGTAATGCTTTCAAATGCTATAAATAAAGCCAATGTGCCAACTAAGAATTTGACATCAAATTGGAGTAATTTTAGAAACATTATAAGTAAAGCAACACAAGCTGTAAAAGGACTAGGTAGAGAGACAAAAACAACCAGTGATACCCATAGTAAGTCATTTAAGAAAATGCTTACTACGGTTCTTAAATATGGATTTGGTATTAGAAGTATTTTCCTGCTATATAGAAAATTGCGTACTGCTATTTCAACTGGTTTAGGAGAAATGTCTAAACAGTTTGATTATGTAGCTGAAAGAGTTTATGGACTTAGAAATTCGTTTAGTGGTTTTAAAGCAGGAATAGTTAGTGCATTTGAACCTATATTCTCATATATAGTTCCTGCACTTGTTACATTGATTGGATATTTAACAACGGCTATGAACGCACTTGCTAATTTCTTTGCATTATTAACTGGCCGTAGTTTTTATTACAGAGCAAAGAAAGGAAATGAAAGTGTAGCGGGCGCAATCGGTGGAACTGGAGCAGCCGCAAAGGAAGCTAATAAAGAGCTTGCTGAATATGATGACCTTCTCGTTATCGACCAGGATAAAGATTCTGGTGGAGGTGGAGGCGGTGGAGGAGCCGGAGACTCCGATGCTTGGAATTGGGAGCAAGTTGATACCACTGCAAACAGCCTCGTAGAGAAGCTACAAGATATGTGGGGTGTATTTAAGCAAGCTTGGCAAGACAAAGGTCAAGATGTTATAGAGGCATTTAAGTATGCTCTTGAATCTATTAAAGCACTTATCGTAGATATAGCAGATACATTCTATCGTGTATTTATGGAGGGCTATGGATATGACTGGATAGTATCGTGTCTAGGTGTGTTAGAGCAAATGCTTCTTATCATTGGAGATATAGCTACAGCATTTAAAGAAGCGTGGGATAAAGATAATAATGGTTATAATTTAGTAGCTTCTTTCTTTACTATGCTTACTTCTATAAATGATATGTGTATAAAGATTGGCGAATCTTGGCGTACTGCTTGGAATAGTGGTTTAGGCGAATCAATTATAGAACACGTATTACATATTATTACTAACATACAAGACACTATAGGTGCGTTAGCCGATAGATTTAAAGAGGCTTGGACTGAGGCTGATAGAGGCACTTCTATAATGTCTGGTATACTAGAGCTTATAGACCAATTTGGACAGTTTATAGAAGATTTAACATCGAGTACAAAAGAGTGGGCAGAGCAATTAGATTTTGGTCCACTACTTGATTCAGCTAACGAGTTATTGAAAAAAATCAAAACAAATCTTCAACCAGTATATGATTTATTAAAATCTATTTATGAAGAAACAATACTTCCACTAGCTAAAGATATTATAGAAATTTATGGACCTAAAGTGCTAGACGGTATTGGAAAATTAACTGATGCAATAGGTGGAATAGCCTCTGCACTACAAGTTGTGTATGACAATACTGGACTTGTAGGTACAGTTCTTATAGGAATAGGAACTGTGAAATTAGCTTCCACAGCAATCAGTTATTTATCAACAGCAATTCCAACTTTACTTTCTACACAAGTTACAACTATAGCTGGAAGTATCGGTTCAGTATCTTTAGGTACTGTATTGGTATCAGCCATTTGTGCTTTAGTTATTGGTTGGAAAATAGGCAATAAGATATATGAAAGTGCTACGGGTAATGAAGTTAAAGAAGGAATGATTGCACAAATCAAAGATATTTGGGATGGATTTACTGTTGATAAGGTTGAATTTAATTTATTAGATTTTATTGAGTTTGCAGTGGATGACGCAGATGGTGGTTGGTATGGAGACTTTGCTAAATGGTCTGGTGGTTTAGGCGATAAACTATACGATATAATACATAAACATATTCCTGGAGTAATAAAAGAAATTGGACCTGCCTGGAAAGAAATTCTTTTAGGTATGGCTAAGGCTTGGGCTGATGAGAGTGAAAGAGTATTTACACCTGTATTTGAACTTGGTGAATATATTTGGGAAGGTATTAAAGAAGGCTTTAATAAAGCAGTTAATTGGGGCAAAACAATAAAACAATTCTTTGATGATTGTGTCTCAAAGATTAAAGAGTTCTTTGGTATATCTTCTCCAGCTAAAAAGATGTATGAGTATGGTAAGTACATTCTATTAGGTATTATTGAAGGATTTACAGGTGCATTTACAAATATTGGACAAGCCATTACAGATTTAAAAGATAAGATTGTAGCTAATATAAGTGAGAAGTTTACAAACTTTAAGGACACTATCAAAGAGAAGATTGGTGAATTAGATGTTCGTAATATCTTAGGACTTACAGAAGATAATTCAGTTATAGATATGATGGTTAATATTGGTTCTGAATTTACTGGTAAGTTAAAATCTATTGCAGACTTTGAATCTCTTAACGAGGAGTGGGGCGAATTTAAAGATGCCTATAAAGATAAGAGTGCAAAAATCAAAACTACCTTATCAGGCATATGGGAGAAAGTTACAGATATAGATGGTACAAAAGATAAACTTGTAAATCTTTGGGAACAATATCAAGATAAGAAGGCGGATTTAAAAACTACTCTTAGTGGTAAAATCACAGAGATATTTGGTATAGATGATTTAAGAACTAGATTTACAAACCTTACTGATAGGTGGAAAGATAAGAAGGCTACATTATCAAGTTACATTGGTGGAGCTATTAGTAAGATAACAGACTTAGATACTTGGAAAACAAAGTTTACTAATATGTATAATAACTGGAGAGGTAAGACAGCTACAATGGCTTCTAAAGTCGGTGGTGCTATTAGTAGGATTACTGATTTAGATACTTGGACTAATAAAGCAAATACTCTTTACTATTATTGGAGAAGTAAAACTGCTGATTTTAAAACTAAGTTTGATACAACTAAAGGCGCACTTGATACTTGGACTGATAAGATGGCTACACTCTACGCTAACTGGAGAAGTAAATCCGCTACATTTAGTTTGTCATTTTCAGCGGCGGCTAGTGATTTAAGAAGCTGGGTAAACACTAATGTAATTAGTAGAATCAATAGTGCATTTAGTAGAGTTCCTGTACTTAAACACCATAAAGTACCTTATCTTGCACGAGGCGGTATCTTAACAGGACCAACACAAGTTATAGCAGGTGAGGCAGGAACAGAAGCTATCGTACCACTTGAAAGAAATCTTGGATGGCTAGATAAGATGGCTACAATGATAAGTGATAAATTATCAGATACACAAATACCTCTTATAGCACAAGGTAATATACTTCCAGTTAGTCAGGCATTTATGAATACAGCAAATGCTATTGTAGATAACTCTAACATAGCAACACTACTTGAAAGCATACTTGCTAGACTTGATACACTTGAAACAGGTGATAGTAATAAAGAACCAATTATGTTACAATTAGATGGAAGAACAGTTGCTCAAGTTGTTTGGGATGAAAACGAAAAACGCTATAAGCAAACTGGTATAAAATATGCTTATTAGAAAGGAGTAGAATATGAGTTCACCATTTAAAGGATATATGTTCAAAGCAACTGTTACCGGAGAAACATTTCCTAACAGGTTCATAGTATTTAGAACTTGGAAGTCTACTCCTAATCAGCGTGAAGAATTAAAAGCCTATCGTGATGATAACAGCCGTAATCTTACAAGGGTTACGGCTGATGGCGAAAAATCAGTATTCAGTTTTAAAGTAAGACCTGGATTACATCTAGCAGATAAAATAGAATTACAATCATTCTTTAGACGAGCAGAAGAGGGAGTTATAGGTCGTAAGCAACGTAAGATTAGATTAGAGTTTTGGAATGACGATATAAATGATTATGATACTGGAGATTTCTATATACCTAATACAGACTTCCCTATAATAAGAATAACAAATGATGATATAATATATGATGAATTGGAACTTAAATTCATAGAATACTAGGAGTAGATTATGGCTAGATTTCTTAGAATACAAATCTATAACGCAGAAGGAACTGAGGTTGAATATGATAATTATGTAGATGACTTTTGGGGTATTCAAGCTGGTTCAGCTTCATTAGATACAGCAATAATGCAGAGTGAAGTTAAGTATGGAGAATCGTATGCTTCACAATTTCAAGCGCAGTTGTTCGGTATAGATGATGATATATCTAATAGAAAAATACACGTAGGCATACTTACTGATGAAGAAAGTAATTATATTATTACAGACGAAGGAGATATACTTACTACTCATAATGGAGATAGATTTATATTTCATACTAATGATAGCGGTAATGTACAATCTTTATTTACTGGTATTATTGAATCAGCAAAGAAAGATAGAATGGGTACATACAGAGATATAGTAGCTTATGATATATTCTATTGGTATAGAGATATAAACGTGGTAGATTTTTGGAATGATTTTTGGGAGAATAATGAATCAACTACATTCTTACAATTAAAGCAAGCTCTATATACTTATATGAATATTTCATATACATCAGCAGGAATTATGTTTGATGATTTTGAAATAACTAACCCTACTGAAAATCAAGAAGCTAGTGTATTGAAGTTTGGAGATTTACTTAGAAATATTTATCAAGTACAAAACGCTTGCCCTCATATTGACGGAGATGGTAGATTAGTAGAATACTTTTTAGATGATTCACGTATTAGAGATTTACGTGGCAGGCTTGAGGGTAACAATAGTAGATGGGAAGATTTCACTACAGAAACTATAACTGGTGTTGCTGTATATAGTGTTAGTGCCTCATTAGAACAGTTATATGGTACAGAAGAAAACTGTTATAATATAACTGGCAACATATTCTTATTAGGTATGAATGAAGATGAAGTTAATACAATATGTGCTGGCATAATGAGTAATCTTGGTCATATAAACTATATACCTGGAACATATAAATTAAAACTACCTTACACAGATTTAAAGTTAGGAGATACGATAGTTACTGATTATGGTATAGCTTATGTATTCGGATTATCTTTGAGTGGTTCTGTCTTAATTGAAGAGACAGTTAAATGTGAAACTGTGAGTGCTACACTTAGTAAGGATGTTACAAATCTTAATGATGTTCAGTTTATGGGAGCTAAATATTCTGAGGTAGTAAAGACAGTAGATAGACTTAACGTAAAGTTTGGAGATTTATCACGACACGTTGAAAGTGAATTAGAGCAACAAGCTAGTCAAATAACACTTAAAGTAAACAGCAACGGAGACATAGTTCAAGTAGCTTTAGGAGTAGACCCTGACGATTCATCAGCCACAAGATTTCAAGTAACAGCAGATAATATTTCATTCATAGCAAATGGAGAAATAAATCTACAATCGGCAGACCTAGCTTTGACAAGTGATGAAATAAGACTTGATGATACTGGATTATTAGTTAAAGGAGAAGATTATATTACACAAATAACTGCTGATAATAATATAGTTAAAGCAATACTCGCAGATTTGAATCCAGAAGATTATCAAGAAATAGACTTTGATTTTGATAATGCTAAAATAATGTCACAATATTTTTTGTCATATTTTAAGTATAGACAATCCGGTACTGTAAATAAAAAAGCGTTTGAAACCTCAAGTATATTAACACTTAATAATATGGCTTTTGAACACGATATTACTCATTCAGCTATCAGCGCCTCAAGAGAATCATTAGTGCTTGGAATACATTCAGTTATGACAGCAGAAACTTGGGAAGACTTTTTATCTGCTGGTGGTTCTATAGGGGAAGATGGTTACTTAATAGTACCAAATTCAATTAAAGGTCAATTTATAAATTTTATAGATGACAAGTGTATAATTTCATATATATCACGTAATCAAAATACATCTGGAATTTCAAATGACGCTCCATTAGTAGTTAAAGTACATACAGAAGATTATGTTTATGGAAGTGCATATTCAGATTTAGGAGGAAATGGTATAAATATGGTAATTATGCCAACTCTTAGATTATCATTAGTAACTGGAACAATAATAAGAGGATAACAATATGAGTAATATATTAGTTGATTATAATAACTTTAAAAAAGATATAGCAGATGTATTAAATAAATATATAAACAAAGTACCAGCTATATTTATAACAGAGCATTTAAGTAAGTTAGAAAAGCAGTTTAACACACTTGCGGAAGAACAGCTTAAACAGCAAATGAAAAGTGAGGTAGCAGAATGTCAGATAAAAGAATAATAGAATTAGATGTAACAGATGTAGTAGAAGCAGATGATTTCTTAGCTATAGATAGTGTTAGTGGAACTACTAGAAGAATAAAGCCTATTAAAATAGGAGCTACATATGAGATAGAAGATGGAGACCATAACTTCACTTTAGTAGGTTCAAATGGATATAGACATACAGTAGATATTCCATATGATAGTGTATCTATGACACAAGCAGAATATGACGCTCTAACTCCAGCACAAAAAGCAGATGGCACTACTAGATTTATTACAGATGGAGAGTCAGATGTAGAATCAGAGTTATGGAGTAAAGTAGGTAGACAGACATTAGATACAGACGCTCAAGTGCTTAGTAATGCAGTTAATGAGTTAAAGGGAGATATAGATACAAATACAGATGATATAAACACTAATACAGAAGCTATTAGTGAACTAAACTCCAGTTTAACTCAATTAAGCTCCAGTTTAGCTGTTGTGAATATCGCATCTGTAAGAAGAGTCGCAGGCACATTCACAACAGGCTCAACAGGAAATATTGCGACAGGAATTACAAACGATGGCTTACAATATGTTGTTGCACCGCTTGTTAGTGGTGCAAGTGTTTTCTTGCGTACATGGGTTTCTGCTAACAATGGTGGATGGTATTTGACAGCCATAGACCCAAACACAGGAGCAA